GGGAGACCATACCCGCATAAGGGAATTGATAACTACTTGCACCGCTCGCACCATAAGTCATAACAAACCCTGACACATCGGGAATCAAACCTCCATAATAAAGAATTCTAAGATTATAAGTCGGCATATCTTTTTTGCCTGTTGTGAAATCTTCAGGACGAATCTTAGTCATGATTCTTGTATGATATTTTGAATCACTTAAAGGACTTGGTGAAAAACCTAATTCAACAGTCTTATCACCTTTGATAAAATCGTTGTTTACATTGAATTTCTTTGTGGCGTAAGGTTCACGATAAACTTCTTGATACTTCTTATTGAACTCGTCATCGTCCTCTTTATATTGCATTTGAAAGTTTCTAAAATCAAGTAGTCCCATTGGTGCAATATGAATTTCTTTACTCACGTCTAAGTAGTTAGTAATATCCTCAAAGTCGTTTAAGTAGAAATCATCTCTCGGCTCAATGATGAATTTTCTTGAGTCGATTTGGTCAACTTGATAGTAAAGATTAAAGGCACGAATTAACCACGTTAAGAACTCAGATTGTTTGACCTTCTCAGGCAATACACTTGCAATATTAATTCCTGAACCTTCTTGATATAATGATGAAGGGGAATTAAAAAAGAATGAATCTGATTCCGCACTTAAAATAAAATCAGTTGCACTATATCCAACGGGTACAAAAATAAGTTCACAATATACTTGGTCAGTTGAATTTATTAAAGCTGAGTTTGATTGTACGTCAATAGTTGCTGTCACACTATCTCCATTAGCTAAACTTGATGTATCAATGTTTAAATTTCCAACCCCTAAAACATTCCTAACCCCTAATGATGTGAGTCTAATTATAGTTAGATTAATAGCCGTAAAGCTACCACCCGCAAAAGTACCGCCCGAAACATTAAGCAAATCAAGATTAAGTGTACATCTGTAAGTATTTTCGCCTGCTAATCCTGCTGGCATCGTGAAAATATCGGTACTAATGTCAAATCCTGCGGGGCTTGTGTCTTTGTTTAGCGTGTCAAAAGTAACTAATTGTGCTAAATTAGCTGTCTGAGTAAAGCCGTAAGGCGTTGTAATTTCTGCATCAAATGTCCTATCCTCTACTTCTTGCGCACTCATTCGAAACTCACCGCCTGAGAATGGAACTATTAACCTTTTAAACCTATCCGAATTAAAGAATGATGATTCATATCTATACCCTGCCTGACTAAAGATTGAGTCTACTACTTGCTTAACATAAACAGAAGGATACATTGTGTTTAATGGATAGGTAATTTCACCAAACCCCACCGAATTACCCCTATCAATTAAAGGATAAACATAACCCTCACCGCTTGGCACGCCTGATACATTAAAGTTTACATAAGTAGTTCCGTTCTTAATAATAGAAGTATCCCACGAATTAACTATGTTATCACGATTCCATTCATGGTCATAAGCTGATAAGTCTAATTCGTTTAGGTTCTTTTCACCTAAGTCTTGAAACATATTAGCAAACTTCCCGATAATTATAACCTCGTATTCTATATCGCCATCCGTTCTCTTAATGTTGTTGAGTTGTAAGTATCCTGTTATCTGTGGAATACCTGACCTGTACAAGATAGCATCGACTTTTAAATTAGGGTTAAAGTCAGGCTGATAGTTTATTGTTGTTTCGTTTATTGTCGCCCTATCAAGTTTGAATATGTGGTTAAAGATTTTATTATTGTTCGAAGTACCGGGCAAAGTAATTGTCTTTGAATAATCGCTTTGTCTTTTTTCAGGTTCACGAATATCAATGATAGTTTTAGTTATCGGTAAACTTACTGACTCGGTTAGATCAACTTGAAACGAATCTGAAACAAACCCGCTCGCATTGTACGCATAAAGTATTAATTCGTTTTCGTTCATAGTGTTTGTTTATAGTTATCAAATGCGTATTCAATAGTAATCACTAAGTTGCTAATCGTTCTGTTAGTTGAATAGTTTAGTTCATCGTAATTCGATTCTAAGATATTAACTGATAGCAAAGTGTTATTATCTTGTTCTAAGTAAATGACAGGGCTTGTTAATAGTTCCTTAAGTCCTTCCCATTGTGCATCTGTTAAGCCATCTGAATTTAATGTTATCCGGTCGGTGTACTTTGTGAAGTAGTTTGTTTTGCCCCTAAATGATTCCGAATAGTTGAGCGGTTGAAATCTTTTAAACTGCTTTCGCTCAATGTCAGTTTTCTTGACTGATACCTTATTAAAGTTAAAAGCATCGAACCCACCTAAACTATTTAGCCAATGCAGTCTATAAATGTCATACTTAGGGCAGCTTAAATCTAAGTTCATTCTGCGTGTGTAAAGAATAGCCGCTGTATTATCTCTTACAATAACCTCGATATAACTTGCAGCGGGGTTGTTTAAAAATGTATTCCATGTGCTGCCCATGTTCTCCCATTCTCGTTTACCTACGTTTATTGACACTATATCTGTAACCCTTGTCACCGCTTGAACCGACCCATACAAGGCAGTTCCTACTTCATTGTATATTATATTATTGACATCGAATATATTTCCGCTCACATCAAAGAATTGAAGTATTCTATTTTGGTCGAGTCGGATTACGTCTGTGAATGTTTCCTGATTTAAAGACTTTTGATTACTTCGACTCAAGGCATACGATTGATAGCTTGAAGCGTTCCAATCTTGAAACTCAAATACGGCATTAGTACCGTACTTAGGTGAACCACTTGAACCGAATGAAGCTAAGTCAGGGTAGATAGTCGGGATGCCTGATGCGTTGTTATACACTTCACCAAATCCAATCCAATAAGGCGCACGAGCATTTGAAACCCTCTGTGTTCCACTTGCATTGAATGAACTTAGTAAGTCATAGCTTACATAGTTTTGAATAACCTCGTTAAGGTTTATCTCAATCGCTCCTGTGTTCGGTTGCTTTGGATAGGTTAACCTTGTTACGGGATTAGTTTGACCTGATACATTTACATCAACTAAGAATTGAAATCCTGATGCGAGTGCATTTGTACTACTCACATTGAATACCATTTCATTGAATGAATTTTGCCAGTTATAAGGGTTTGAAGATATTGTTATCATCTCATTAAATTATTTGCTAAAGTTATTGTTATTGATGCTCCGAGTGCATTCGCTAATCCTGATGCCATGCTTTCTAAGGTCGCCTCTGTGACTGCATCTGTAATAAACAAAGTAGGTTTAAGTCCTTTCTTTTTTATATTAGTTCCCGCACCATAAGCCCACTGAGTAAGTTCATCGGTTTGTACTTTGTTTCTTTGTCGCTTAGTTAAGTTTCTTGTCTGTGAATATCTTGAATCTAATTGAAAACCTCTTTTACTAAACCACTCTCTTAGTGACCTATTAAATTTTTTAGAAACGTAATTGTTTTTAAAACTAAATGGACTATTGTATTTGTGTTCTGTACCGCTCACACCCTTATCCACGAAGAAGGCATAATCATTCCCTTGAATAGTTACTAAGTAGTTTTTGCCCCTTGTTTGAACTGGCAGGGCAATGATACTTTGAAGCAACTCCGATTCTGAATAGTACGCCTGCTTTTCGGTTAAGTTAGATTTTAAAACGTCTGTTAGTGCTGATGCAAATTGATATAATGCCTTTCCGATTATAGTATCGAATTGAACCACTCCGTATTGGTCAGGGTCTTCACCTAAGTCACCTAATAATTGTTTATAATCTACTTTTTTCACTTGCGGCTCTCCTGACTTCTTCTGAGTGGTCTATGTGGTAACTTAATAAGTTTAAGAATTGAATTATAGGTAAGTTCAAAAAGTAATCCCATTTCGTTTTATCATTGTTTGACAGATTGTCTATGGTTGCAACCCATCCCCATTTTTTTGCGAATTCGTTTCCTTGAGTTTCCTCTCCAATTCCCTTAATTGATTGAGGGAATAAGTTTGGATATCTTTCAATGATTTGTCTAAGATTTGGCAAAAAAAAAGCGTAATAGGATAGGCTTGTAAGATTGTCATGTGTTCAAGTAAGTGATTACTTATCTCCTCATGGTTATCACCGTTATACTCCTCAACCTTTCCCAATCCCCACCAACCGCCAATAGGTCTAATTACTGATGCAAGTATCTTATGAACATTCTTTGCGGGGTCAGTTGATGCGAAGTGCTGAATGTCGATGAATTGGCCCGCTGTTAATTTACTCACGTTGTAATCAACCTTAAACCACTTGCCGCCAATCTTAATCTTATCTTTTAACTTTGCTGCTATTGGTAGACTTTCAAGTTGACTCAACTTATTATCTAAGGCGAATATATCTTCAACTTCTCTTTTGTAGATTTCCACAACAGGAACTTTGAACACGATTGCAAGTCTATTGGCTGCGTATTCCAAGCGGTCCAAATGCTTATTAATAGAATTCAGTTCGATTGCTTGACTTAGGTTTAATTCTTCGTATATCTTTCGCATTGTTTTAAAGTATTAATTTAGGCTCTAATTGTAACGTATTTCCCTTTTAAGTTCTCGTTTAGTTTCATCAAAGCTAAATATCTGCTACTATCAATTAAGTGATTATTGAAGTCTACCGGTTCGTTAATTGCCTTGCCTGCCTTATCTGTTTTCCACTTGTACGTCCTGAATTCCTTTTGCAGATTAGACCCAATTAAAAAGATTTTAAAACGTCTAAGAATGTCGATTGAATTAATAATCGAGTCCTTACCCTTTGCCGTTGGTTTGATATTGAAACCCATTCGATAAACTTCCTCAATACTTTTAGGCTCGGCACTATCAGCAAAGATTTCATCTCTTTTGTTGATTCCTAATTCAGATATTTTCTTTGCTATGTCCTGGTTAGTTAATCCTCTTTCGTAAAGCTTCTCAACAAGGTAAAGTTCATTGTCACGTCTGTAAACTGAAACTAATGCTGTCGGGTCATTGGTAAAACCCCAATCTAATCCATGCCCTATGAACTTCGCATTCTCAGGAACTGCCAAACAATTAACCCAATTGTTAAAGACTAATCCAACTAACTGCCCACGTTCACCTAATCCGAATATCTTCCAATACTCAGGGTCTGCATCTTTAAGACTTTCAATTTCTCTTTTAAGTGCATCCGGTAGGTGAGGATTATCTTTGTAAGTAGTTATTAAAGTTGCACAATCTTCTCGGGTCAATACATGGTCGTAAATCCAATGCTCGAAGTCTGACGGGTTGTAGTCGATGATAACCTTGCCCGATGTTCTTAAAAGTAATTGACGCCAATCTTCAATGTCTATTTCGTTTGCTTCGTTAATAAATAGTATGTCACGTTTCCTGCCTCGAATCTTTTTAGCGTCATCTATTGAAAAGAACTCAATCAGGTTTTTATTAAGTAAGTAAGTGTTTTCTGTTTTGTTGTGGTCGCTTTCGTTATACCAACCTAAACTATTCATAATCTCAATGAAGTCCCGCATAGCTGATGACTTCAAAGCAGGCAAGGTTTTACGAACTATGCTTATAGTCATTCCTTGATACTTATGGCACGTTCTTATAATCCATTGAAGGGCAGAATAGGTTTTGCCAGTCATGAACGTGTGCCGCCTTGTAGGGCAAGCACACGCTTTGATTTAATGTTTTGTTCTATGAATAATAAGTTAGGATTGTACGCCATGTTTTGTACTTAATAATATTTCTCTACCTTCATTTAAACTTATCATAGCTTCAAGGTATTGCGTTTTACTTATGCCGCCTTCTTTGTATTTATTGTAAAACCTTTGGCACAATACCCCGTATGCTTCAAATTGGTTATTAATGTTTGGTTCTATTTCTTGCAGTTTTTCTAATAAACATACGCAAGCTATTTTGTCTGTAAAATTTTCCATTGTTTGGTATTTAAAAATGTGTTTTGTTCATCGTATAGTATCCCAATTTTATTGAGTTTGTTTGTGTGGAACATTTTTTTATTTTGGTAAATTGTTTCACGTTTCTAAATTATCTTTTAACCAATCAGGTAATTTATTGACGTTGATGTTATGTTCGCTTGAAGTCTTATCTGTTAATCCGTTAAGTCTTTGAGTAATAGAAGGGTTGTAGATTCCAATTAACCCACCTAAGATTTGATTTTCTCTTATCTCAGCCCTTATGCGAGAACAGACAACCCCGAAGTCATCATAATACT